GTATCCTTGTATACTATGTCTTTCTCTACATTTTTGAGCGATTTGACATCTTTTCATCAGCCTGCATATACCTACGTGCTGAAAATTCCATACGATGAGTGGCGCGGCCATGAGGAGCATATACATTGGTGTCTTAGCCAGACTAATCGAGACCTACTCAAGACAGTCGACACCTGGCACATTCCTGAGATGGACAGTCCTGGTGAGCAGATATACTTTTACGATCGATATGGGCCTGATCAGGGTTACTGCTCGCAGATCACTCTTGCTGCTTTCAATGCTGTTCTTAAGATCTTTAGAATCAAACAGAGCACTTCCAGCCCTGATTTTAGCAGTTATATTCAAGCCGAGCATGGTGAGCGGGACCTTCACGTTCACGTTGTCATTGCCGGACAGGGTCTTAACAAGTATAACGCTAAGCCATCTTCAAAACTCCTTGCTTACCATTTCTTTCGCGATCTGAAGGATGCCATGAACAGAAACAAGGGTCTTGCAGACTGGCAGTCGCCTGCCATTGACTTCTACAATGCCATCGACTCGGCCATTAAAGATTGCCAAGCAGACAGCCATACTAAGCACTGTACTATCCTACAATACAGAGCAAGAGCGACAGGGGATATGTATGCGTGCAGAGTAGATGCGGTAGAGCACATTGTCAATTATCTGCTACCAAAAAATATGAAATGCTACAACTTTATTGATCCGGATCGTCATACTCCATTTGCTGCCTGGTTTGCTCTTGGTACGAAGCACTACGCTCATACCAGAATAAATGGACTGCCACTAGACCCGTTTATCCGCAAGAAGCTCTACAACGAATTAAACCAGACGGTGGTTAACAAGACGGTCGAGCCAGTATTTGCGGGCGACGCCTTTACCGAGATACCAGAGGTAGGTAAAACCGCATGGACTAAGACCGGAGGGCATAGTTCAGCCAAGATGAGCAAAAAGGAGTCGTTAATGTGTGACTGTCTTAAACGCTGTGTCAGCGATCACTTACTGACCTATGAGGATCTAGTTGCTAAACATCCAGATATGGTAATTATGCTAGAATCACAACCAGGGGGTAATAGACTTATCGAACAACTACTGCAAATGGTGCACATTAAAATAACTCAGATGCACACGGCGCTTACTTATATTCAGCTCAGATTCAAATCAGATGGTGTCAAAGCTGAAAATAAAGTATTTCAATTACTTAATATACAAGGATACAATCCATGGCAAGTTGGGCATTGGCTATGCTGTATGCTACATAAACAAGCTGGAAAACAAAACACAGTGTCATTTTTTGGACCAGCAAGTACAGGCAAGACAAACATAGCTAGAGCCATAGTCAACGCTGTTAAATTGTATGGATGCGTTAACCACCAAAATAAAAATTTTGTATTTAACGATACAGCATCAAAATTGATTATTTGGTGGGAAGAATGCTTAATGCACACTGATTGGGTCGAACAAAGCAAATGCTGCTTGGGAGGCACTGAGTTTAGAATTGATAGAAAACACAGAGACTCAATGCTATTACCACAAACTCCTGTAATCATATCTACCAACAACGATATCTACACTGTTGTTGGCGGGAACACTATCAGTACAGTGCATGCCAAGCCGATAAGAGAAAGGGTGGTGCAGTTCAACATGATGAAACAACTACCACAGACATTTGGAGAGATCACAGTCCAAGAGGTCGCTGACTGGTTGCTGACGTGCTCAGTTAATTTTCCAATCTCATTGGCTGGGTTTCTGGATATACGGAACCTGAAGGCGGTGCCTAACGACTTTCCACTTAATAAATTGTGTGCCTCTCACACACAGGACTTCATTCTGCATGAAGTGGGACTGTGCTCCGTATGTGGTGGCTACATTCCTCTTGATTCCAGTGATCGTAGTGCTGAGCCTGCTGTACCTACACCAACTGCAACCGAGGGTGAGTTCATTTTTACATATGCACCACTAAGTTCAGCCGCGACAGCTAAAGCAGTCGCTGACTTTAATATTTCTTTATTAGACACACCACCAAAGAGTGGAAGGAAGCGGGATCTGGATTCGGACAACGAGCAGCCGTCGACATCGACATCTACATCTACGCCTGCCAAGGTCGCTCGGCGTCGCCTTTCCATCAGTGAGGAGGTAGCCTACGACTGCGTTCAATTCTTAGATAAGTGGGCATCTCAACCACAAGATGAGCTCGAGAAGCAGCTATTCGAAATCGAGCAGCGGGAGCTACAGCAACCGCAAGCGCAGCCGAACCAGGAGCAGGAGCCCGATCCGTCCAAGCGGGAGCTCACACCATCAGAATGGGGAGAGCTACTCGGGATCCAGCCGAGGGAGTCCGCGGAACAACCGCCGACCGTTCTCTGGTGCTTCGAAACGCTCGAAGACTCAGAAACAGAAAATGACTCCGTGGGTGGTATTTAGTGAGCATAAAGCTAAAACGGGCACTGATTTGCAATTCTGTGGCTTTTATTATCATAGTACAAGACTAGCTAGAAATGGGACTGATTGGATTTTTAATAAAGGAAAACCACTGTTTCAATCTAAATCAAAAAACAATGTATGTGAATGGGGGGAAGTGCGGGAGATTTTGTTTGAATTTAAGAAATGGATTGATCAGGGTTATCGTAATATGATGTGGCATTTCAAAAATGGGCAACCATGTGTACGCTGTGGGTACTGGGATGATGTCTATGGTCAGCATCTAGCTAACATTACACATACTTCTGCCGACCAGGACGTAACTGACGAAGAAACGCTTGAGTCAGCCATGGAGGTGGATGGCGCCAACTAACCGTAAACCGGGTGGTTGGGTTATTCCTGGCTACAAATATCTTGGACCATTTAACGATCTTGATAACGGGGAACCTGTAAACGCTGCAGATAAAGCAGCTCGTGATCACGATTTTGCTCACCAATCCTATATTGAAAAGGGTCAAAATCCATATTTGAATTTCAATAAAGCTGATTTGCAATTTATTGACGACTTGCGTAACGACTGGTCATTTGGAGCGATCGTTGGCTCTGCCGCGTTCAAGGCTAAACAAGCCATTGCGCCATCGTTATCTAACGATAACGAGCGACCTGGCACATCGAAACAAGCAGCGGCAGCAGATCGGGCCGCAAAACGAAAGCTATACTTTGCTCGTTCCAATAAAGGGAGCAAAGTATCTAAAATGGATAATCCTGGAGGCGATAACAATGAACCACAAGATAATGGTTCGGGTCCATCGTCCGGACAAGACAGAGCCGGTGGCGGAGGGGGTGGTGGTGGTGGCGGAGCCAACCCTGGAGGAGGAAGCGGTGGCCATGGAGTGGGAGTGAGCACAGGCGGATGGAAAGCTGGATGTGTGTTTACCGATCGGTATATCATTACCACAAACACACGCCAATGGTATTGTCCTATATATAATGGACATAAATATACAAAAATGACATCAGATGATGCTGGACAAAATGGCTTTACCATGTGGGAAGGAATCGCAACTCCATGGGGGCATTTTAATTTTAATGCATACACCAGCCATTTTTCACCGCAAGACTGGCAACGACTGACCAATGAATATAAAAAATGGAGGCCAGTCAAAATGCGAGTCAAAATCTACAATTTGCAGATAAAACAAATTGTGAATCTTGGAATGGACACACTGTACAACAACGATCTAACTGCAGGTGTCCATATATTTTGTGATGGTTCACATCAATTTCCATACTCACAACATCCATGGGACGAAGGAACCATGCCAGAACTACCCAATGAAATCTGGCGACTTACGCAATATGCGTATTACCAAGACAACAGAGATCTTGTCGATCAATCACAAGATCAAGTAACACCACTGGATGTTGAAAAGCTGCTACGAGTAAATACACCATTGTTTATTCTTGAAAGCGCTTCACATCAAGTTCTCAGAACAGGCGAAGAAACTAGTTTTGACTTTGACTTCAACTCTGGCTGGGTCTTTAATGACAGAGCATACGCACCACCACAAGCAGACTACAATCCACTAATTGCAACACGCAGACATTATGCAACATGGAACAGTCAAACAAAGGAATATGCATACAACAGATACTCACCCTATGCAAAACCAAGCCAATGGGTGCCAGGACCAAGTCTACAATACAAAGGAGACACACGTACATCCGCCGAACCAGCACGAGAACGTGGTCCACTTACAGTAACATATGGACCACCAGGAACACACAGACAAGACGAAGACAACCAAGAAGGACAATTTATGCCGAGCGAAGATCCAACAAAACCACAATCAGTTCAGCGCATCGGGTATTCCATTGCACCAATCAATGGTGCATGCAGTGGACTGGACCCGCATACACTAGCATATGACTCAAGTCCACACAGCAGAGACGACCGATTCATGACAGTAAGAAACATCGATCTTGATATGACCAGATATAATGCACTTGAAGTATTTGATGGAAGCACCATTAATGGTGGACGAGCCAGGCTCAAAAACATGTGGATGTATCCAAACCAAGCGTGGAACTCCACACCAATCAGCCGAGCAAATCCGATTTGGATAAAAACACCAAGAACAGACAATCACACACTGCTCGATACATCAGACGGAACAATACCAATGGAACATCCTCCTGGTATTATCTTTATCAAAGTGGCAAAAATTCCGATACCTACAGACAACAACGCAGATTCGTACCTAAATTTGTACGTTACAGGCCAAGTAACATGTGAAATTCTTTGGGAATGCGAACGCTACCAGACAAAGAATTGGCGACCAGAAATCAGAAACACCGCACAAGTCTTCAAAGAAGGAGGCTTGTTTGACTTTAATAAACAAGGGGAATACAACACTCCAGACCATTTCTATGAATCAATGCCAACAAGAATTGGCATCAACCGTGTGCTGTAAATCATTAACAACCAATAAACCGTTAATTCGTAAACCATTAAATGTGTGTCTCATTATTGCTATTAGTGGATTGTAGTCTGCTTGTGGTGGTGCGTATGTTTCA